CAGATAGATGCGGTGACGCTCACGCTCGGCGTGGCTCATGCTTTGGTCAACCGGGGTGGAGCGCATCACGTCCTCTTTGTATTTTTCCCAATCAACGAGGGCATTTTTATCAATTTGCTTCATTTTTCTGCGAATTTCTTTGTTGTTTCAAAATAAATGCGTAATTTTGCAGCGTCAGTCAGGCTTTATCGTGAGGTTTAGCTGTCGGCTGCGTCTTCGGACAAGGCCTTCACACTGACAGCCGCCTTCGGGCGGTTTTTTATATATCATATATTCTCAATCTGCTTTCTCCGTTAACGACGACATAGACATGCTTAATACGTTGTTTTGAGCCTACTTTTACAATATATTCTTTGTACCAATCCATATCTTTTATCAGTCTCTCTTCTGAGAACATAGAAGCATCGTGGAAATGTAGGCAGACACTATCAGCAACAAGTCCTGTCTTTTTCTTGACATTTCCAAGTTGGTGGTTCTTGGCAGTTAAAGCACCTCCATACATTCCTTCCTGCGTGATGGAACGAATGTCCATTATGACACCGTCCAATTCAAGGTCTAACGATGGTGGTCTTCTGGCAATTCTTTTATTGGCGTATTCATCCCTAAGAATAGCTTTGTGTCCCCATCTGTACAGCAGGTTCTGGCACTCCATTTCAAGTTCTGCGGGTTTCATACCATCAAAGAACGTCTGTGCGTTATTATCATCAAGAATGGAGTGGCCTACATGCGTGGCCTTTATTCCGCCTGACTTTTCGTCGAACTGTACATTCTTATAGTCAGGGTCGTTGAGTAGTCGGTGGTACTCGTTTTGGCGTTCCTGCAGCAGCTGCTTTTGCTGTTTACCCACTTCATTGATGCAGCCGTCGATGTAGGGGCAGTGGTAACAGTCCTTGGTCTGAGCTCGGAAGACGTTTTGCAGGCGTGCTATTGTCCCAGGGTTATAGAATGCGCAATGCTTGCAGTCTGCGGGGAAATAGGGGTGGTCATCAGAAAAGACTGCCTGGCTCTTTCCGGGGTTATCCTTCAGGCCGGGCTGCGGATTATTCCCAGCGGGAGAACCGCTGGGCACACTCGTTGCCGGTTCGTCGGTGGAGGTGAGGTCACACTTGCAGTTCCAGCGGTCGCCGGGGCGGTGTTCATTCCAGAAGGGGTGGTCGACGGGTAGGATGGTGTTCCAGAACGGGCGGTGGTCTGCACCGGGATTAGGTGACGTGGACGGCAGCCATTTGAGGTTGGGCAGTATGTCCTTTTCTGCTTGGAACTGCTGCCAGTTAGCCGCCTGACGTGCGCGTAGTACGGCGGTGTTATATTCCGTCTCGAGCCAGTTGTGGCACTGATGGTCTGCGATAGGTAGTACCTCCTCCTTCCATTGTTCGAAGGGCTTTAGATTGCCGTTAGAATCAAGCAGACGTGCCGCCATGTCATTCTGTGCGCGGTGTACCTTGAAGGCTGAGAAAACGTCCGTGGAGTGTCGCAGGGCGTGCGTAAGCGGATCATCGCCGAGGTTGGGCTGCAACGGTGTTGCAGCATAGCCAACAGTGACGGCCTCTCCAAGCGTGTGGGCAATGGCGTTAAACAGGTTCGGCTCGATGTCGGTATGCGGATTGAAGTCACGGCGGTAGATGTTGCGCAGGGCGGCGGCAATAATGTCATCGTCGATGGAAACGCCGGATGCCATTCCCGCTATTGCGCCTACTCGTAGCCTTTCAGCCACGACCGACGTGGGGAAACTACGTCGCGCACTGATCTCTTGTTGACCGTAGTAGAGTTCGTTGACTACCACTCTAAAGCTGCCCCCCGGTTGCGAGGGGCGCGGGCGAAAAAACCGCCGAGGAAGCCTTTGATGGTACGCTTTTTACCCGCCGCTGACGCGCCGGGCACTGTGGCGGGCTGCTCACCCGGTTTCTTTTGGGGCTTTGGCTTGTCGGGATCCTCGCCCTGGGACGATTGGTGCTCACCATCGTCTTCCTCGCCCTCATGGAACTGCATGCCCGGTGACGAGAGCATCTGCTGGAGTAGGTGGTCCTCCTCGATCTCTTTCTTCATCTGTTCATAGTTCTGCGGCTTCTCGATGCCGAATGTCTCATAGAGATAATCGTCGCTGATGGGCAGCCGGAAGTTTGTCTGCAACTGTACGAGGATATTTGATTTTGCCGTGAGGTCGATATACTTCGGCTCCGGGAAGGTGAACTCACCGCCCTTTGTGTTGATGCCCATAGCGGTGAAGATGTCCGCCATGTCGTAGTTGAGGACGTTGAGGACAAACTTCTGGTCGGCCTGCAGGATTCTGTCCTCCTCCTTTTTGTGTACCGTTCCGAGCGCCTGTGTGCCTGTTTCCTGTGCCTCAGTGGTGAGGGTGTTGCCCAGGAACAGTTTAGACAGTTCCTTGTTGCACCGTTCGCACAGTTTGTCGTATAGGTCACTGGAGCCTGTCTTGTTGCCCGATTCGATAAGCTGGAGTTCCACGTCGCGGGCATGGATATACTTTTTCAGTGCTCCCGCCTGCTGTGCGTCCTGGATGACGCGTCGGCGTGCCTCCTCGTCGCCCGTGTCGTAGGTATAGTCCTCGATGGGCATTCCGAATATCTCCGCGAACTGCGCCCAATCAGCCACGTTATTACGTTTGTAGATGACCCACGGTGCGGCTTTCATCAGGATTCCGAGGTCGCGCTGCTTCCCGACGAAAAGCATGTTGGGGTACTCGTCCCAGGACGGGCCACTGATTTCCCCCTGTCGGCGCATGAGCGTGCGGCGCACGGGATCCACGTGCTTGCGCGGTATGAGGTCGTAGGTTATCCATCCGTGCTCGTCGCGGTAGAACTGGAAGAGCGAGAAACCGTAGAACTTCGCCTCTACAATGTCGCCAATGAGGCTGTCGAACCAGGGTGAGCGCAGCTGCTCGTTTACGGTTTCGTCAGGGTTGCCGTTTCGCTGGAATGATATTTGCGCTGCGTTCACGGCATCGCGTCGGCGTGCCATGACCGATGAGAGATGGGTATCTATACAAATGTCCTCGTAAAGGTCAAGGAGGCGCGTGCGCCGGTAGTAGTCTATGTTGTCGGCTGCGCGGACTGCATCGATGAAGGTACTGATGTCAATGCCAAAGCGTTTTGGCGGCGACAGCAAAATGGTGGAGGGGGCTTTTTGTCCGGGAAGCGGACGTAGGCCGCCTGTGGTGATGCGCTTGGCATTATTCTTCTTTCTGCTCATAGTTCCATTTTTTATTGAGCGTGGCAAAACCACGCTGCACTCTGTTAGAAATGATTATTTCGCTTAGTGTTAGAGACGATGCGGAACGGCTGCGCTGCAATCTGCCTTTCCTCAGAGGCAGGCGGTGCGCCGTCGATGGAGATGGTACCGGCGGCCACAGCCTTCAGCCACTCAGTGGCACGCTCGTAGCGGTCTTTTCTGAGTTGTGAGAGTTTCACGGGATTGTGAATGGAGAAGATGTGATAGATGGCGATGTCGAGTGCCATCATCAGCACCAGCTGGTGGCGTGGGTCTTTACCCGATGCTGATGCATCGGGCACTGCGGCAAACAGTTTGTCACAGTCATAACGTCCGGAGAGGTAGCACCGCATTTCTGCGATGGCCCGGTCTTCGCAAATCTCCACGAGGGAAGCGTCCTCTCGTGTCAGTGCATCCAGTATGTCGCGGTGGATGCTTGCGTCGTAGTCTTCGATATTGATGAAGTTGCTCATATTATGAATTCTTTAGACGGCGTGGCAAAACCACGCCACACACTACAATAGGGTTTTGATGAAAGCATCTGCCAGTCGCGTCACGTCCTTTGCCTTTTCGAGGTCAACGGGCCGCAGGAACTCGATGAACTTGGTTAGTACACTGATAACGTCGGCAATGCCCACCTCCGTCTCCATCTGCTTGATGGACTTGGATAGCTTGCCGATAATGTCTGCCTCGGTGGTGTTGGCGAAACGCTCCCCCTCCGGGCGTTCCTCGATGGCCTTGTTGATGGCCGCCACCTGACGGTAGAGGGAGCGAACCTGTTCTTCACGTGTGAGGGTGAGTGCCGTGCGCTGCTCCTCCCATTTACCTGTACGGATCCAGTTGCTGACGCTGACACGGGACACGCCCACACGGTCGGCTATTTCCTGCTGTGTGAGGTTCTCGCGCAGATAGAGGGTCTTGGCCCAATCCTTTTTTTGCTGGTTAGTCAATTCTGCCATATTTTTTCTGTTTTTAGCTGCGACGGTGTCGCAGCACAGGAGACCATTTCCGGGTGCAAAGTTGGCAATAAATTGGGAGTTAGACAAATCGGCTCCGCATGATAACGTTTTATGGCGGCATGATAACAGTATAAAACGTTATGGTAAAAAGCCGATTTGCAAGGGTGATGGAAAAGCATTTACTTTGCAGCGAAATTTAATAAACGAGCCGCGACGCTGACGCGGCATAGAGAACAAAACCAGAGTATCCGCGCCCCCAGCGCGGGCAATAGACGAAAGATGAACAAGTATTTCAACATTATTCCAGGGAACGGCGGCTGCTGTCTGTTGCTTTACGGCGAGATTGGCGGTGAGGTGCGCAGTGGTGACGTAATGCGCGAACTGTTAGAGGCAGAGCGTACCTACGGACGTATTGACGTGAGGATTAACAGTGTGGGCGGTGAGGTCTATACCGGCATCGCCATCTTCAACGCCCTTCGCCAGAGCAAGGCTGACATACATATTTATATAGATGGTATAGCCGCCAGCATGGCCTCGGCCATTGCCCTTTGCGGCAAGCCGGTGGAAATGAGCCGGTATGCGAGACTGATGATTCACACGGTTCGCGGCGGCTGCTGGGGAACAAAGAAGGACATGGCCGACTGCATCCAGCAGTTGGATGCCCTGGAGGGAACATTGTGCTCGATGTATGCGACAAAGCTCGGCAGGAGTGAGGAAGAGATACGGAGCCAGTATTTCGACGGTGAAGACCACTGGCTGAGTGCCCAGGAGGCACTGGCCCAGGGATTCATCGACGGCATCTACGACGTGGAACCCGCCGGAGATACGACGGGAACCGTGGCGTTGCTTAGTGACAAGTCAACGGTAGAGGAGATTTACGCAACATTTAATAACCGGCTTCAGATGGAGCCACAAAACTCAAACAAAATGGCATTTTTAGACGAACTGAAAAAGAATCCGAAGTTCAAGGACTGTGCTTCGGAAGAGGAGGCTCTGCGCGTCGTTGCGCAGTTGTCTCAGACGGCGGGTGGTGCCGAGGCACTGGCCGCAGAGAACGCAACGCTGAAGAAGGAGAACCAGGCGTTCAAGGACAAGGAGGCCCAGGCCTTCATTGCCGAGAAGCAGAAGATGCTCGATGATGCTGAGAAGTGCGGCAAGATTAACGCCGTGACCCGTCCTGCCTTCGAGGCCCTCTTGGAAAGCGACTTCGAGAAAGGCAAGAAAGCCCTCGATGAGCTGCTGCCCACAAAGCGCGTGATAACCGACCTGCACACCGACCCCACGAATGAGAGTGCGTGGGACAAGCGCAAGTCACAGATCCAGAACCGCTATGAACAGACCCGCTACGCCTGAGTATGACCACAGCGGGAAGCGTGGCGGCTCGTACTACGGTGACATTGCACCGCAGCCTTTCGGTCGCTGTGGCACAGCGACAAACAGAACGAGAAACAGTTAAACCCCCAAATTAAAAAGGATTTATGGCAATCATAATTAAAAACACCAACTACAATGGCGAGGTACTGGAGAGACTTTTTACCCTCGCCGTGCTGGGGTGCCAGATTGTGGACAAGGGCCTGATCTGCGTCATTCCCAACGTGACCAAGAAGCTGAGCATTCCGCGCCTGAAGACAGGTAAGATGCTCCAGAAGAACAAGGAGATGCCCGATGACCGCGACTCGAAGGGCGGCTGGAACTATTCGGAGCACGTGCTGGAGCCTGAGGAGTTCATGGCTTTCACCACGTTCAACCCGAACACCCTGTACAACATCTGGCGTCCGTACCAGCCCACGGGCAACCTGGTATTCACCGAGCTTCCCCCAAACGTGCAGAACGCGCTGCTCGACGCCCTGTCGAAGCAGGTGCAGTTCGAGCTGGGCTGGCACTACATCAACGGTGAATTCGGCGACGATGACGACCACCTGTTCAACGGCATTCTGTACCGCATGGAGCATGACGGCGACGTGAAGCGCATCTCCACTGCTGCGGACACGATGATTGGCAAGCTCTACGCCATCAAGGCCGCTGTGCCTGAGACCATCAAGGAACACCCGAACCTCCGCTACCTGATGAGCCTGGAGGATTGGGAGCAGTACGACCAGGAGCTGACCGAGCGCGAGCACAAGAACAGCGACGAGACCGCCCTGAACCGCAAGATGTTCAAGGGCGTGAAGATCGAGACGCTGGCCGGTTGGCCGAGCGGCCTCATCATCGCCACCCTGTGCGCTCCCGACGAGAGCGGCAACCTCTTCGCCGGTGTGAACCTTCCCTCTGACGAGGACGTGATCCAGATTGACAAGCTGACCAACGCCGGTGAGCGTTATTTCTTCAAGATGAAGCTGGAGATTGACACCAACATCGCCTTTGGCGAGGAGGTGATTGTGCTTGACACCCGTGCTACGAAGCAGTTCCCCGTCGTGAATAAGACGCTGACTCTGAGCGATGACAGCGTGGACTTCACCGCTGACGGCGGCACTGAGGAAGTGACCATCACGTCCACCGGCGACTACCACATCGTCGGCAAGACCCCGAAGGGCTTCTCCGTGAAGGATCTGGGCGGCAAGCTGAAGGTGACAGCCAATCCCAACCGTGGCACGAGTGACGTGACCGGCACCGTGACGCTGGCTCTCGACAGCGATCCGAGCGTGACCGCCGAGCTGGCTCTGACCACGGCGATGGCCGAGAACATCGTGAACCCTGAACCCGATCCTGAAGGCTGACTATGGCTGAGCTGAAACGACTTGTCATCCATTGCACTGACACACGGCAGGGGCGTGAGGTGAGCGGGGCCGAAATCCGGCTCTGGCACACCTCACCCAAGTCGAAGGGCGGTCGCGGCTGGAAGCAGGTGGGCTACTCAGACATTATCCACCTGAACGGCGGTGTGGAGAACCTGGTACCGTATGACGAAGACCAGAGGGTTGACCCGTGGGAAGTGACCAACGGAGCTGCGGGCTATAACTCCACCAGCCGCCACGTGGTGTATGTGGGCGGGCGTAACATGGCGGGTGAGCTGTGTGACACGCGTACAGCCGAGCAGCGGAAAGCCCTGGAGAAGTACGTCAAGAACTTCCACCGCCAGCACCCCCAGGCCGAGATTGTGGGTCACCGCGACCTTCCCGGCGTGGCGAAAGCCTGTCCCTGCTTCGACGTGAAGCGGTGGCTTAGAGAGATTGGAATTGTTGCCGTCAAACGGCAAAGCAATTAACGGAAATTATTAACCAAGCAGCGTACGGACGATGTTAGAGACCATCCTTCAATATTTGCAGTGGGCCTTCCCCTGCGGCCTTGGTGCAGTCATCGGCTGGCTGGTGAGCGGCAAGCTGAGGAATGCCAGGACGGCCAAGGAGGTACACGACATCTATAAGGCGATGTACGATGACGTTTGCCGTGAGCTGCAAGAAATGCGCAAGGAGAATGAGAAACTTTACAAGGCATTCACCCGGCTGGAGCGTGCCGTGTCACGTGCTACCGCTTGCCGTTATTGGCCTGACTGTCCTATCCGCAGTGAGCTGCCGGACACAAAGAACAGTGGAGCGGGCAACCATCCAGGCCGGCACCCTCATCCAGGGCCACACCGAATACGAGACACTGGAGACCGTGGCGCAGGCCGTCAGCGGCGACAGCGTGAGGCTGTCGATTCCGATGGAGGCGATGCAGAACCTCCCTGATGGCGCGATGTTCACCAAGAAACAGGGCCGCACACGGGTGATCCTGAAACGCAAGGGAGATACCGTGGTGGCCGCGGCCGAGACGGACAGCATCGGCCAGACGGTGAGCCGCTATGAACGCAAGGCCCGTGACAGCCTCAGTCAGCGTGGGCAAACCACGCTGCGCGAGACATCCGTCAAGGAAAAGCCCCCTAATAACAGCTGGGCAGCATGGGTGCTTGTCGGTATCGTCGGCACCATCGTCGTAATTATCGTAATCAGAAAAGTATTCAAATAACCTTTAAACATTATTAGAACATGGGAGCAATAAAAATCGTGGGCTGGGGCAGAAACACTGTGAGCGACAGTGACCTCGGTTCCTACAATGACATTGTGATGGACTCTACCGACCTTAGCGTCGAGGAGGGTTCAGAGACTGAGGCCAATATAGAGGGAGGCAGTGCGGAAGCCCGCAAGAAGGATCCCGACAAGTACATCCTGAAGTGTAACCGCCGTATCGATAACGAACAGGAGGTTGAGGACGTGATTGGCTTCAAGGAGTCGGTTGACACCGTAGACTGTACGCCTGACAACGGCGGGCTTGGTGTCCGTCTCGTTAATCCCTCCCGCCACGTGTCTGTAAAGATGGACACGAAGGACGGTCTGGTGGCAGTCTATACGTACAAGTCGAAGGGTGTGACTGATGAGAGCGGGAAGCTTCTGGATCTTGCGTTTATCCGCGGTGCCCGTAACGTGACGTACTCGGCAGTGGATCCCGAGAGCACCGGCTACAGCGGCAAGAACCCGAAGACCGAGGGCTGGTACATCAAGAATGGCAGCAAGTACTACCGTTCCTTCGATACGACGCCCCAGGAGGGTATGACTTACTATGAGCGCACAGTGAGTGTATCTCAGCCTTGACGTCAGGGGAGAACCCTGCCGCACACAAGACTCCAGGCCAGCCGGAGTACAGGAAAGGCTGGCAGCCCTGCCCGGGACAAACGGCAATGCGGGTCCGACTCCCGCCCCGGGCACTATGGATGGAAATAATGGAAACATAAAGAACGGTCAGTCTACAGCCGTTATCGACGAGCTGGTTGCCGACGTCATCACCGGGCGCCCCCACGACTTCACCGTGGGCGGCACAACCTATTACCTTTGGCCCATGACGCTGGCCAAGAGCATGCTTCTGCAACCCTATATAGAGCGTCTGGGACTTGGTACCGCAAAAGTGCACGGTTCCGGTGGCGTGCTGAGAATGATAACAGACCAGGTCCGTGAAAGGCGTGCGGAGTGTGCCATAGTGCTTTCCATCCTCACCATGGAGAACACCCGCGCTGCCTTTTACGACTATGTCAGCCGCAAGCAGCGTTCCGATTTCTTCGGGCTTGAGCTTGCCGACGGCGACTTAGCCCAGCTGCTGGCCTCAGCCCTGATGTGCAGCTATGTGCAGCGGCTGTCTGAACACTTCGGCATGAATCGCGAGCGTGAGCGCCTTGCTGCCGCCTTGCGTACCAAGGAAAAGACGAGAAACAGCCTCACCTTCTGTGGTGTCAGTGTTTTTGGCAGCTTTGTTGCACCGTTGCTGGAGATGGGTTTCAGCTTCGAGGAGATTGTCTTTGAGCGCAGTTATGAGCTGCTTCACCTGATGTTGATGGACAAGCCCGTCAGTCTTTGGCTCAGCGACGATGAGCTCGCCGAAGCCGGCGGCAGCGTAGGTGCCCTCATCGACGGTGACAGTGGCGATGCCGACCAGCAGCTGATGGCGTATTTTTCGAGCAAGGGAGTGTCGGTGATAGACGCCGATGTGGGGCCTACGGAAACGAATAAGGAGAAGAAGGTATGAGCCAGAAAGTAGAGATAGAGATACGTCTTGACAACAAGCATTTCGCCGAGGATGCCAACACGGTGAAGACAGAGATTAGTGCCATCTCGCGCCACGCTGCCAGCGAGGGCGAGAAGATGGGAGGCGTCTTCGACGGCCTTGGCAAGAAGGTCGCCGGAGCCTTTGCCGTCAGCAAGCTTGTAGAGTTTGAGAAGAAGGTCATTGACGTTCGCGGCGAGATGGAGAGCCTTCGCATCTCGTTTGAGACGCTGGCCGGTGAGCATCTGGGCAAGCAGCTGTATGAGGACATCAAGCAGTTCGCCACCACCACTCCCATGATGATGAACGACCTGGCCAAAGGTGCGCAGACCCTTCTTGGCTTCAACATCGAGGCCGGGAAGGTGATGCCGATACTGCGGGAGATAGGCGACATCTCGATGGGTGACGCGCAGAAGTTCAACAGCCTCACGCTTGCCTTTGCGCAGACGTCGAGCACAGGTAAGCTCATGGGGCAGGATCTCCTGCAGATGATCAATGCAGGGTTCAACCCGCTTGTGGTCATCAGCGAGAAGACCGGGAAGAGCGTGGCCAAGCTGAAAGAGGAAATGTCGGAAGGCAGGATTACGGTGGAGATGGTTGAGGACGCCTTCCGTTCGGCCACTGCCGAGGGCGGCAAGTTCCACGGTATGCTGGAGAAGCAGTCGAAGGGTATCAGGGGATCCGTGAGTAACCTTCAGGGTGCCTGGCAGGACATGCTCAACGACATCGGCGAGAAGCAGCAGGGGCTGATGGTGGACGGTGCAAAGCTGGCCACCACGCTTGTCCAGAACTATGAGAAGGTTGGTCAGGTGCTGCTTGGACTCGTCACCACCTACGGCACGTACAAGGCTGCGGTGATTGCCGTGACGCTTGCCGAGAGTGCCATGAACGGCACCTATGTAATGAAGATACGGCTGCTTCGTTCGTTAGCAGCCGCCCAGGCCTTGCTCAACAAGACCATGCTTGCCAATCCATACGTCGCTGCCGCCACTGCCCTCGGGCTGCTGGTAGGTGCCATCATCGCAAGCCGTGACGGTCTGACTGATGCCGAGCGCGCCCAGCGTGACTACAACGCCACACTGGAGGAGGCAAAGAAACGGCAGGAGGAGTACAACGGGGAGACACAGGAGGCCATCCGCCTTGCACAGGATGACTCAGCGGCCACCGGCGACCGTGAGGGAGCCATGCAACTGCTCATCAACCGCTACCCAGATATCATACAGAAGTACATCGACGAGAAAGGGCACCTGACAGACATCCTCGGCCTGAAGCGCGAGATAGCCGCCTACGATGCGCAGATGGCCAACGAGGACAACAGGATCAATGCAGAGCTGTACCGGAAATATGTCGAAGTGCTTAAAAAGGCCAAGAGCGGGAAACAGCTGAATGAGACCGAGGACATTCTTTATGCGGGAGCTAAGAAAAAGTACAATGCCGCCACTCCGTGGTACCAGAGGCTGACTGGCAGCTGGACGAGTGATGCCGCCGACTACTTCAGCACCCTTGCCAATGAGGCAGGGAAAGCCTATGGCCGTGGAATAGACGTTGCCAGAATAAGCTCCTACATGGAAAAGATGGGCAGCATGCGGAATGAGGATCTGAAGCAGCTGACCGATGTCCTGGAGAAGAACACCAAGAGCCTGAAGGAAGGCGAGAGTGTCTTTGTCAAGGAGATTGGCGCGAACCTTAATGCCTCTGACATACAAGGTCTGACAGCCAAGGCCAACGGCATCATCGATGCCCGTTCAAGCAAAAACAAAGAACTTACGGACAAGGAGAAATCCGCTGCCGCCAAGGCTGCTTCCCAGACCGCCAGGGAACAGGCGGAGTCGCAGGCCAGGCTTACTGAGCTGGAGCTGGAGTACCAGAATGACCTGACAAAGATACGGCGCGAGGCCGAGGAATCGCGCCGTGCGGCAGAGATTGCCCAGATACAGGATGACAGCGAGCGCGAGCGCGCAGAGCGGAAGTACCAGTACGAGAAGAGCAAGTCAGCCGTCATGCAGCAGGAGGCCGACATCTATAAGGCCATCTATGAAGCAAGAAAGAAAGCCTACGAGGCCGCGAACAAAGGGCAGAAGTATCAGAACACCGATGCCGGTGCCAAGGGCTACGGCATTGACGAGACTACAGGCAAGTATGTCATGGAAGGCACCCTCGACTCGAAGGAGCTGGAGCTTTACAAGGCCTCTGTGGAAAAGATGTATGCCGACCTGAGCGTCCTTGATGCCAGCCATGCCCGCGAACAGCAGCAATATACCGAGAACCTCATCAGGCAGTACCAGAGCTATGCCGACCAGCGGCTTGAGATAGAAAAGAACTATCAGAATGATGTGGCAGCAATAAACGCTGCCATTGCCGAGGCCCGTGCCCGTGGCGACCAGGAAACCGTTGGTGCCCTGACACGTTCTCTTGGAGAGGCAGCAAAGAGACAGATGAAGGAACTGAGCGAAGTTGCCATGAAGGAGCTACAGGACAGTCCTCTCTACTCCCTTGCCTGGAAAGACCTTGGTACAGTTTCCACCGATACGCTGAACATGCTCATCGCCAAGTTCAAGGAGTTTGAGGGCCAGTTCTCTGCCGACCCGCAGGCCATGAGGGAATGGACTGAGCGCATCAAGGCCATGAGCGACGAGGTGGCTTTGCGCAACCCGTTCAAGGCTATCTTTGAGGCACGTCAGGAACTGGAAAAAGCCGTACGGAAACAGAACAGCCTGAAAGGCAGGATTAGCGAAATACAGGAAGAGATTGACGGTTTACAGGAGCTGATAGATCTTGACGAGAAGACTAACAGCTCGAATGAAACTACAATCAAGAACAAGAATGAGCTTGCCAAGAAACAGCAGGAATTAAAAGACACCACCGATGCGTTAGGCGAGGCTATTGTTGAAGAGTCTGAGGCCAGGGAAAAGGAAAAACAATCATGGAATGAGTCAAGGCGTCAGGTTGACAAGCTTGCCAGTGCCATCAGCGCGTTGGGTGACGAGATAGCCGGCGAGGCAGGTAGGATTCTCAACCTCATAGGCAGTGTGATGACCTTCGCCACCACTACAGCAGACGGCATGAAGAAGGTTGCCGCCACGGGAGCAGAGTCCATCAGTACGATTGAGAAGGCTTCTGTGATACTCACCATCATCAGTGCGGCCATATCGCTTGCAAAGCAGATTAGCGAGCTTATCCCCGACGACCACGGTCAGTATGAGAAGTTTGCCGACAAGCAGAAGGAAATAAGGAAGATGACCGATGCCGTGCATGAGTACGAGCTTGCGGTATTGGAAGCACGGAACGCGGAGCAGAACTGGTTCGCATCGAGCAAGCTGAACAGCCTGAGCAACCAATGGCTTGTTAGCAGCAAGGCTTCCGAGAGCTACTTCAAGAAGCTGAATGAACTGCAAGCCACGTATCAGAACGAGAGCGGCAGTGGCTGGCTGACTAAGCTCGGCGCACAGGCGAACAAGACTATTGCAAGCATATCGGGAGCAGTAAATAAAGCCTTTGGTATTGACGGCACCTTTGTTGGCGACTTGCAGACGAAGCTCGCACAGACCGTGTGGGCAAGCACCATTGGTGGCCCGGTTGGCGTTGGCATGACTGCTGAGAATGATATTTGGAAGAAGGGCTGGGACAAGAACTATGTCGAGGGGCTAACGGCAGCATGGAAGAACCTGCGCATAGAGACGCGTGCAGCAAGCAAGGGCTTCCTTGGCACAGGTATCGGCGGTAAATCACAGAAGACCGAAGACCTTAGAGAGTACGTGAAGAAAAATCTTGGCCTTGACCTCTTCGACGAAAAAACTGGATGGCTGAACGAAGAGACCTACGATATTGTCATGAAGAAATATGGTGACAAGCTCGTAGGTGAGACAAAGGAAACCCTCGAAGCCCTGAAGGAGCTGAAGGATAAGCACGACGAGTTCATTGACCAGCTTCACGACTACGTGAATGAGATGTATGCTCCCATCATGACGAACTTCACGGATGCGATGTGGGCGTGGTATGACGAGGGTAAGGACGCCCTTGGTAGTTTCCGCGAGGCGGCAGGCGACACATTCCGAAACATTGTCAGCGACCTGCTTAACACTCAGATGCTGAAGCTCTTCGGCAATGAGATGAGCGAGACGATAAGCAAGCTCTACGAGGACTATTTTGACAAGGGCACAATCAGTGAATCACAGCTGATGAGCGGCGTCACCGCAGCCGTAGACAAAGCATCCATGCAGTTCCAGCAGGCGCAGCCTGTCTTACAGCAGACCATGACGATGGTGGAGCAGGCCCTGAACAGCTATGGCATCAGCATGAAGGAGTCGGCGGAGTACTTCGACGACCTGAGCAGCAGCTTCAGCGACATGCTCCTTGACATGACCGACGACCTCGACGACTTCGCCAAGAGCGTCAAGAAGAAGATGTACGAGGCCATGCTTGACGTCTTCGTCTACAACTCACCGTTTGAGACCATCGTCAACGGCGAGAAGAAGACGTTCGACAGCTTCTACGCCTACCTTGAGGACTGGAAGACGCGCACGCAGAAGATTATCGAGGGAACAGACAAGACGTGGGCTGAACAGCTCTCAGCCGAAGAGGCGGCAAGCCGTATTGCACAGCTGAAGACCAGCATTGCCAACCTCGACAAGCTCATTGCCGGAAGCACCGACGAGGCAGAGATTGCCCGTCTCAAGGAAACCATTGCCGAGCTGCAGGGACTGATAGGGCAGATAGAACAGGGACAGAACGTCGACTTCGCCGCACGTGAGCAGGAAAGGCTTGAAGAACAGAACGACGAGCTGAGGGAAAGCTACAATATCCTGAAGAATATCTCCAAGACCTACGCTGAGCTGAGCGGATGGGGACTGGAGGCACAGATTGACGCCAGCCCGCTGGCCAACCTCGCCGATGACATCCTCTCAGTCATTAACGACAGCTCGAAGAGCATTGAGGACTGGAAGAACGACATTGTGAAGATGATGACCGACGACCTGGTGAAGGAGCTGGTGCTCACCGACGAGTTCAAGAACCGCGTCCGCGAGCTTCAGGAGATGTACGTCGCCGTGATGTCTGGAGAGAAGAAGGCACTGGAAGGCTTCACGGAGCTGGCGCAGTTCATCGGAGAGGATGGTGCGATAGACACGAAGGCCGCTCTGAAGTACATCGCCGACCTCATTGCCGGCCTTGCCACCACGGCGAAGGAGACGGCAGACAATATCACTGACAGCTTCGGAACGATCGGTGAAGACGGGAAGCTTTTTGAGAACCTTCATGACAGCTTCCTTGATGCGCTCATGGATATTGAGTCTGATGCCGACGAATTCCGCAAGAAGCTAAACCAGACGCTTGTCAGAGACCTGATAGAGCGTAGCGTGCTCGACGTTCCCGTCAAGGTCAGCATTGCCGGCGGCGAGGTTCCCTACGACAACTTCGACGCCTATATAGACGACTGGAACCGTCGCTATATGAAGGTTGTCAATGACGAGAGTCTCGTCCAGGAGCAGAAGGAGTTCATCATCGACAGTATGATTGACGAGCTTGTTAGGGAGGAAGAGCGGCTTATGGAGTTGAGCGACACCCTCAGGGAGCGCCTGAGGAAGGTAGAGGAGCTGAAGCCTGACAGCACCTTCAGGGAGATGGCCGACGGCTGGGTGTCTACGCTGATGGACATGGAGTCAACTGCCGAGGACTGGAGCGACAGCATCGGGCGGACCATGGCTCAGCGCATCATTGAGAAGACACTGGTGTCCACCACCATCCAGCCCCTTCTCGACAGGCTTCAGGACGCCTTCAACGAAGCCGTAGAGTCCGGCAAGGATGCCGGCGGCGTCATCGACTGGCACAGGGTGCTTGGCGACGAGTCTCTGACGTCTGCGCTGGAAAGCATCAAGGACGCATACCCTGAACTCCAGGAAACCGTAGACAATATACTCGGCAAGCTTGGCATTACGAAGGAGGCCGAGGCTGCCAAGACAGCGCTCGACGACCTGACAGACACCATCATCAGCGGGCTGACCGATGCCGGGATGACCGCAGAGAAATTCGGCCGGGACATCGCCAAGACGCTGACCACCCAGATGATGAAGTCGGTACTGGAGGGCAAGTACTCCACCACGATCCGCAAGATACAGGAAGAATGGGCCACAGCGCTGGAAAGCAGTGACACAGATGCCATCGAGTCACTTAAGGAGCGCATCGTGAAGCTGTATCAGGTGATGGGCAAGGACACTCGCGAACTTCGCGAGATATTCAAGGAGATAGAGGAATCCGCCGAGGACGTCGACACGACCTTCAAGGACATGTCGGACAGCTGGAGTTCGTCCCTGACCGACATGGACAGCGACGCTGCCGACTGGGGCAGGCAGATAGGCAAGACGCTCGTGAGCAGGCTCGTCAGTGAGCTTGTCGTCGGCAAGCATCTGCAGCAGTACCTCGACGACATCCAGTCTGCCTACGACAGGGCGTTGGAGAAGTATGGCAATGACGAAGACGGCATGGCAAGGATCGTGTCCGAGGTCACCCCGGCCATCAACGCCGCCGTGGAAGCCACCAGGCAGTGGGAGCCTGCCGTCGAGGCTGTGAGCAAGGCCTTCGAAAAGCTGGAGTACTCCTCCACGCCCTTCGACGGCCTTAAGGACTCGTTCGTGTCGAGTCTGATGGACATGGAGTCCTCTGCCGCCGACATTGGCGACGATATAGGTCGCACGCTCGCTGAGGCCATGCTTCGGGAGTTCGTGCTTGGCGATGCGTTCGACAGGCAGCTTGACGAGTGGAAGGAGCGTTACCGCGACATCATGGGCACAGAGGGTGTGGACGAGGAAGACCGCGCCCGTCAGCTGAACCAGCTGAAGAGTGATATTGCAGCCGCCAGGGAAGGGTACGTTGCTGAGGCCATGAGGATACAGGATATCCTGGGCACGTCCGTCTACCCCGACCAGAACGCCACGGTGAACATGGCAGACAAGGCCACTTACGACCAGTTTGAGACATACCTTGGTATTGCCACGAGCCAGCAGATCTGCAGTGAGCAGCAGCTTGGCGTCCAACAGCAGATACTCTCCACGCTGCAGACGCTGAGCGGGATCACAGGAGGGAGCGACAGTCCCCAGATGCGTGAGCTGTGCGGGCTGATGTCGCTGAACAATGACTACCTGCTGACCATCCGTGAGACCGGCAAGGGTATCAAGTCCCTGCTCGACCAGCGACTGGCAACCATTGACGCTAAACTCGGAAACCTGCAAAAATTATAGATTATGACCGGAGAACTGTATATCAACGGCACAGACGCCTACACGGCATGGGGGGTGTCAATGGAAGAGGGCGCCCTTGCGAATCTCATGGCTCCTCCTCCGATGAAGGAGCCGGTTGTGAACAACAACGTGACGGCCCACGGCATGTCGGTGGTGGTGAGTGGCTACCGCGACGCCCGTACAGTGAGCGTGCCGCTGCATCTCGTAGCCAGTTCCAGTGCCGACTTCGCGGCCAAGCGTGCATCGTTCCTGACGGCACTCAGCGCAGGCTCGCTTGCCATCAGAGTAGGCACCGTCCGCGGGGTGACGCTAAACCGCACGTACAACATGCTCTACATTGACTGTCCGCAATACATGCAGTTTCTCGGCGGCATTGCAAAGTTCTCACTGAACCTCTATGAGCCAGAGCCTGCATTCGAATAACATTAAAAAAGACTATGAACAGCAGTATACTATCCGTAACAGGCGGCCCCTATGAACATGCCGCAATGAGTGACAACCTCGACCATACCGGCGGACTCACCGTCAGCTGGAACAGCAGCGGGAGCGCAGTTCTCTCCCGCGGCACGACCGTTGGCTACGGCGGCATTACATGGGTTCTGATGGAAGACTACGCGCCGACACGCACGAGCAAGGTTTCCTGGCGCTACGACGTGACCTTCCGCCACCCGCAGGCCATCCTTGAGCGCATTCCTTTTTGGATAGCTGGCACAGACATTGATGGACACCCCGTCCGCCTGACCGCGTTCACCGGTTCACCTCAGACCATTGCAGGCACCGTGGCCAGCCACATAGCAGCCTACGCCTCCGGGAAGGGCATAGCGTCCATCGTAGGCAGCTGGTTAGCGGACATGGGTTCCACGTCCATGAACCATGCTGTTGTATCGCTTAGCTTCGACGGCTGCAATG